TTATTATACCAAGCATATTTTGTTTCTATGCGGTATTTCATGGGACTATAGTGTACCCTAAACATATTTAGGGAATGGGAGTGGGGGGACTTGAACCCCCACGAACTTTACGTTCAACAGATTTTAAGTCTGGTGCGTCTACCGATTCCGCCACACTCCCAAAAAATCAAGGATAATATTCCTTGTAGATATCATTGTCATCATCGTCTAATGACATTTCTACCGTTTCTTCAAGAACCCAAGAATCCTCACTTTCTAGATAATTGACCATTTTGTCCCAGAGTTCAGGTGGGAAGTCATCGATGAACATTCCCCAAGTTCCTGGATTCTCGTCATCACCATCAGGTTCCCAAGTGCAGTATTTGATATCATTTTGATATTCGCAAAAGAGAAAGTCAAATACGTTAGATTGGTCCTCTTCAGTCTGACAGTAGATTTTAAGATTATTCAGTCTCATAGGTAGCAGGGTGAAATGCACAATATTCGTTAAAGGTGATTTTCATCTCCTTGTTGGTCAGACCCGCATTCTTTGCTGCTTTGGGCAAATTCCATTTCGCTGCGAATAACATTTCCATAGATTGTCGGGTTTCTGGTCTCATACTCGTAACACTCTAGAATTTCTTTGTAAAGGGATGGTCTGTACTCAATCATTTTTTAAAAACCCTACAGGTTAAAAATTTACCGGGATTTTTTTTCCACCTTTTTTGGAATTAAAGTTCGTTTTTGGTCAGGGGGTCAGCATACGCAAGTGTGTCTTCATCAAGGTTGTCACGACACAGTTCAAGCACTGCCATAAACTGATCCACGGTATCGCAATCCACGACACGTTCTTCACCCTCATTAGAGTAAAGGAAGAACTTACGGGACACGGGATCCACAACACATCGGGTCAGGTACTCGTCTTGCATGGGGTTCGTTTGATTACCTGCTTATTATAGGGCAATCAGGACCCTATGTCAAGACTTGGTTCCAAAGACAGTCGTAAATCCGATCGAATCTTTTAGTAATCTAAAAGTCATCACGTTCCAATTGGAATTGTTATAACTAGGAGTTCCAGTGTCCATCGCCCAAATAATTTTACGGGTAGTTCCTCCATCAAACTGATAGTCGGTTCCTGCAGTAACACTTCCAGGACCAGATCCCAGTCCGATCACTGTTACTTCACACATTCTGGAATTGTTATCTTGAAAATTGGTGAAGTTATATGTGGGTGTAACACCAAGAGTTCCGATTGCAACAGTTTCTTGAGAGACATCTATCGTAATCGTACTATTTGAAACTTGATTAAGAGGAACAATGTTATCATCTTGCGACAAGTGATTACCTGTCACCACCTTATATGCGTTATTAATTGTTGCCACCCCAATGGTAGCAACACCAACACCTAAACTATCTTCAACAAATAAAGTTGTATGTTCCCTAGCAGTGCCACCAACACCCACTCTCTTGGTGGTATGAATGCCAATTGGACTTCCATTTAAATCAGTGGCTGCCCATGTGGTTCCCGCACCAGGACCTGCTGTTATTGGAATAACACCATGACGTAATCGTTCATCTACCAGAAGGTCATATGTGGTCTGTCCAACTGCTACTCCTTGACCATCTGTTATTGATGTATCTATAACATAGTAATATTGTGCCATGATTTATCTCCTACTTGTTGATACTGTAAATTGAATTGTCACCTGGATAATCATCAGATGATTCTCCTTTATATTCTACGATCAGTTTCTCACCGTCTGCTCTTTCTGCATGAACAAGATAAAAACAATCAATATCCGTTCCATTTCCAGATCTGACTTTAATTCTACTTCCCCACTCAATACCATCGACGGTAAGATCTTGAGATGTTTTGATTTGAGTTAAAGTCACAGTTATGGATTCTGGATCAACCAATCCTCTCCAGTACTCAGGTAATTCAATGACACTCTTTCCTGTCAATCTACCTCTGCAATAGACACCAGATTCTGGTCCCTCTAAACATACATGACGGAGACGATGACCCTCCTTTGTTGGGTGTGGAATATCAAATGGTTTTCTAGTGGTTAAAGTAATGCCAGCAGCAGAGACTTGAGTTCCTGCAGTTACCGTATTAGCAACTACAACACTATTGTTTACTTGAATATCATCAACCTGAAAATTGCGGTGATACCAAGGTAGACATGCCTCTTCAGGATACTTGTCCTCGTCTATGTTTCCCTTCCAAATCCAATCAAAAGAGGTAGACTCATTGCCCCACCCTCCCGCTTTTTCGTCACAATCTTTTCCAGATTCTGCTTTTATAAATTCTCCTGCCATAATTAACCTCTCTTGTCGTAGTGGTATCCAGAAACGGAGTATTCATCGTTGTTTCCTGGGTAATCTGCTGGTGTTTCTCCCTCGTATTCAGGAATTAATCTTTCACCATCGGCACGCGTGCCATAGATATGGAAGAAACAATTGATTGGCATACCTCCTTGTGCTTGAAGATATACTTTCTCCTCATCAATTCTCTTCACAATCACATCCTGATGTGCTCCGATTGGAGTAAGATTGACTGTAATTGTTGTCCAATCAACCAACTCTTTCCAATATGTAGGCAAAACAATTTCCTTTTTATTTGTGACTCTACCTCTAAAATACACATCATTAGAAGGACCCTCAGGACAAGTATGCCTCAGTCTCCAACCTTCTTTTGTTGGGTGTGGAATATCAAAGTTCTTTTTAGCAGCAAGAACATGACCACCGCAATTGGAAATCACATGTCCTTGTGCAAAAACATTCATTCCAACACCAAGGTTCATGGCAGTATCCACTGGTCCCATAAAAGCAGAAGATCCACTTACTGCTAAAGAGTAGGGATTATTTACACCTGAGCACAATAATCCAGGAATAAGTGGACCAATTAAATTATCACTATTGGTGAGTGGTGCAATATTAACAGTAGCATAAGGCCATGGAAATGTTGTGGGATTTCCCATAACAACAGGTCCTTCAATACCTGCTGATCCATTAACTCTTGTGACCCCTTCTCCAATGGCAGGGAAGATGCCAGTTCCTACTTTTATCTGACCACCAACATTGGCGTCGTCTAAGTTAAATGACATGTTTACCTCTTACGCTTGATTATTTTGTTGCATGTATCTTTGACCAGCAACTTTAGAATCTTTAACCGCGACTGCATCAGACACCCCACGGATAACTGATCCATACATTTTAAGACAACTGTTTCCAATTACCTCTGTAATTCCGGTTGATAAAATTTTAGTATTATTCTTTGAAGAAAATTGAATTTTCTTTGCTTCTCCTGTGATATTTTCAGTTGCATTCATTCTAATGTTGCCCTTATCAACACTTCCACCAACAGCAATAAGTTCAATATCAGTTGCTTGCAATCTTATTTTACCATTAGTTGCAATAATGTCAATGTTACCATTCTTAGCATTGATCATGCAAGTATCACTTTCTTCAGTTTTATTACTTCCACATTCAACTTGAAAATTTCCTGGACTCATGAAAGTAGTCCATCCATTTCTCTGCCCATCTTTATCCATGGACATAAAATGCTCACCATCAGATGCTTGGAGCATGATATCTGAAGTTACATCTGCTCTTTTATGAATTTTACCAAAGGCAATTGATCCATGATCATTCCCGTATTTAATAGCAGTATAATTCTGCTTCAGGTTAGACCCACCGGCAGCTGTATTTGGGACTCTATCATTCTTAGTATTCGGGTTTGTCGCCATTTCTATAGGATAGGGTGTGTACTATCTAGATAAGATTTTGGGGAGTTCCTGGGATGTTAAGTCTAGGATCATTACTAGAAACATCTGTGCCTTGTCTGAGAATTGCAGAGGGTCTAGTTGTGACTCTGGCATCGATGCTCTCCTGCAGAGTTGCATAGACAGGAATAAGTTCTCCAATGGTTTCATAAACACCTGCGAACAACTGACCATCTTTAGAGAATACAGATCCATAGTAAGGTTTACCATTGACATATCCAGTCTGTTTTAATCCAACTAAATCAGTGACTTGAATGATGTCCTGTGGATCAAATACGTCCTCAGGAACGACAATTGTATCGTGAATAGGGACTCCTCTAAATCCAACTCCTGTTTGGGATGGAATTGTAATTGGCTGTGTAATTGTAGTAATAATTGGAGGAGGAGTAATTTTAGTGACCCTACCGAAACCATCAACTTCAATTGGAACAGGAATATCTCCGATCAATGCTCTGTCTCTAGGATCATAGTTAATTCCTGGAGTAATAATATCAGTATCTTTAACCACAACTATTGTTGGAGTGCCCTCTCCTGGAGGAGTTGTAAATCCATTTCCAGGTTGTTTTATAATAATGTTTTCAACTCTTCCTTTTCCTTCTATGACTTTTGGACATGGAGGTGGCACTAATATTGCAGATATTCCAATGGGATTATTTTGCCATGATGGTAAAGTATCGACTTCTATCTTTGTGTCTTTGAGTATTCTAACGGCAAATCCTGTTGGATTATTACCAACCAAGACGTTACGTCTAAATGTTAGGTTGTTACAGACCACCGTTAAAGTGTAAGTTCCTTGTGAAATTTCTGCATATGTAAGTTCAGGAGTTCCTCTGAATCCTCTAGATTTTTTTATCAGTTTGCCATTAATAAAAAGATTTGCATCATCATCTGATTGGAAAAAAACTTTGTAACTGCCAGACTGTGGAAAATTAACGTTATTCCAAGTATACGTTCTCTCTCCAGTAATATTATCATTATCCACATCAATTGGTGGAATGAATGGAGAGACACTATGTCTAGCCATAAACTGACTCCAATTTTTATTGTTTATAGTAAATAATTCTGGACCATCATAGTCTACCCCATCAATGTTTCTATTAGTAGTGGGTCCCTCACTGTCAACTTTAAATGTCAAAGAATAAGTGTTTCTCCTTTGAGTTCCTTGTCCAGAAGTTCCTTCAACACCTCGTATCTTTTCACCTGGAGTAAACAATCCTTTATTAACACGAATCTGCATATCATCATTATCATTTACAGATCCAATCGCATCAGCAAAGATAAGATTAGAAGGACCAGCACTTTCGTTTCTTGGATTATTCCAACCCTTTCTGAAATTTCCTGGCTTAAGACATCCCTGTTCTAAGACAATTGGAACAGTGTTTGTACTAAGAGAGATAGTTTCAATTTGTTCTCCTTCCTTACCTTTCTGTTTAAATGTCTTACCACCAACTTTTAATTCCCCGACTGCTAGACCAGCACTTCTAGGATTATCATCCCATTTAAATTTCAAGGTAAAATTACCGCTGCCTTTTGTAATGATATTAGCACCATCATCACTAAATCTAGCAGTTAATCCTGGTGATGGTGATTCAATACTCAACTGTGCATTGGGATCATCTCCATGCTCATCCAAATATTTGATTTTTTTACGTTCAACCTTACCAATTTTTGCCCGTCTTCCTCTGCCCTTTGTTCCTGGTTCTGCTACTACGATTGGTAATTTTGTCTCAGTATTGACAGTTATAGGTTTAGCAGTAGAAACTGATTCTACTTTGTAGTTTGTATTTGGCAAAACATTTATTGTTCTATCGTATAAGTATGTTCTTCCTCTCCCGGTATCTCCTCTAACTGGTGTTTGCGATTTTATTACAAAGGAATCAGTTCCATCTTCGGAAGTAAATGCAAAATTAATTGCACAGTTTGTTTCGGATCCTTGACCATAAACTTCAAATTTAACCGGAACTTTTCCCCTACCAGTTTGTTTTTTTCTCCAATCCTTGGTATCAAAGATTTTCTTTTCAATTGTTTCTGTTCTAGTTTGTGGTTTGTTATCAACTTGAACTGTAATGGTATGTTTACCCTTTTCTAGATAAAACTTTTTGAATGGGGGAGAGACTGCACCAAATCCTGCTAAGGATCTTTGACCTGAAATATATGTTTTATTAAAATATCCCCCCTGTAGAATTACTTGACCATCAACCAAAACCTTTCCACCATTATCAACAGATCCTTTCATTGCATGGAATCCCGAGAAAGGAATGTCAACTGTCCAAGTGTTTTCATATACAACTCCAGAACCATCAGTCCCATCCTTTCCAAAGGGGGGAATGGGAGATATTGCATATCTATTCATGAACTTCGACCAAGTTCTTGATCCATCAGAAGCTTTATGTGTTACTGGCCACCACCTTCCTTTTTCCGATCCACCAAATCTTGTAGTCCATGTTGGATTTTCTGGACATCTACCCTCTGCTAGAACTCTAGGAGATTCTGGAATCGGTGGCAATGGTGCATCAATTGTAAGTGCAGCTCCAAAAGGATTATCATGCCAACTTCTAGAAGAAATTCTTCTCTCCTCAAGGATGTCAGAGGTAATTTTTATCGCAAGAGCCATCGGATTCAAACCCTTAACCGGATCTGCTTGAACATCTGTCACTTTACCAAGAGAAAGGGTGGCATTGAGATCGAATCCATTACCGATGTCATCATCAAATTCAATATTTTTACCTCCGTCAACAACTCTATTACCGGTAGTAGGAGAAGAACCGCCCACAATAATTTTATATTTTTTACCTGCGGTGAATGTTCCAGATCCTGTGATAACTTCTTTCTCTTTATATCCTCCTCCCTTTCTTGATCTCTTCAAGGTAACTTGTCCAATTCTTACATTTGTGAGAGAGTTTCCAGAAATTCTAGAGTTATCATCAGTTCTTAATCTAAAATTGATTGTTCCTGTTCCATTTCCATCCACAACTAGGAAAAGATCATTTCCTTGCTTAGAAAATCTTGGTCTGAGAAGAAAACCATTTGAACCAGATGACGTTTGACCAAATCCAAATCTTCCGCCTGGTATTTGATGTAATTCTGCTCTAATTCTGTATTGTCCTTTCTTGAAGAATCTAGTATACGTGCTCTTTCCACTTCCTCTACCATCTCCGATGAATCCATTTTTTTCAATGATAACTTCATCTCCACCCTTTTCAATGTCACGGAGACCATTACCAATACCCATGGCACCTTGACCGGTTCTATTGCCGATGAATAACTTTACCCTATCATCAACTTCAATATCAATTTTATAGTTTCCATCTGCAGGAAAAGAAACATGCTCCCAACGAATTAAATGAGTTCCATCATATGGATTGTCATTTAAAACTTTTGAAGTGTCAAATGGACAGATACCATATTCATTAAGAAATCCACCCTTGTTATAGACATTTGTTCTCCAAAGTTTTCTGTCTGCTTTGTCAATGTAATCAATAGTATTGAAAATATCTTTGGTTACATCTAAATTTGCTTGACCATTAACTGGTTTTGCCTCTGCATCAACTCTAAATGTCAAGTCCCAGGTGCCTCTCTTCTGAGTTCCTTGTCTGTGAGTGCCAGTTATGCTTCTTTTATTTGATGGAGTAAAAATACCCGATCCACATCTAACTTGTGCGTCATCATTGTCATTTACTGAACCAACTACATCAGCAAAGATGACATTCGATTTTCCTCGACCACCCTCTATTCCTCTTCCTCCTTGTTTAAATTTATCTTTCTTAAGAGTTCCTTGCTCTACTACTAATGTGCTGGCAGAATTATTTTTGGTTACCGAAATAATTTCTTCCTGTTCTCCTTTCTCACCTTTTTGTCTAAAGGTTTTGCCTCCAACTTTTAATTCACCAACTGCGAGACCAGCACTCTTAGGATCATCATCCCACTTAAGTCTTAAAGTAAAATCACCATCACCTTTTGTGATAATTCTAGACCCATCACTACTGAATTTTACAGATAGTCCTGGAGATGGTGATAAGATTTTAAGAGATGCATTTGTATCATCTCCATGCTCGTCCAGATACTTAATCTTTCTATTCTCAACATTACCAATTTTTGCACCTTTTCCTCTACCTTTTGTTCCTGGTTCTGCTATTACGATTGGAAAACTATTTTCTTTTTTGGATGAGGCTTGAGCAGTAGAGACTGCTTGAACTTTGTAGTTAAGATTTGGAAATAAATTTACTTTTCTAGTATATGAGTATCTTCTAGTGTTACTGTCCTCTACTTTTGGTTTTAATGTAAAAGTGTCTTTTCCATCTTCAGAGGTGAAGACAAAATTAATTGCTATATTATCAGCAGCACCTGATCCATAAACATCAAAGTCAACTGCAACCTTTTGTTGATCGGTGAGATTTCTGGTTATCTTTTCATATTGGGGAATATTAAATAAATCAACTTTAATTTTGTGAACACCAGCATGAACAGTTTTCTTGATAATATTTTTAGGAAGGGGATTGCCTCTAAAGTTTCTTACTTCCATAACTATGTCATTGTCAAGATAAACCTTGCCAATGTTATCTGCCATGCTTTTAAAAATATATTCACCAGTGTATGGGAAATCTTCTTCCCACTCAAAAGTACACCATCTACCTGGATAGTCAGTACCAGGAACATTGGACATTGGTGTAGGACAGATAGCATATTTGTTCATAAAACTATCTGTTTTTGTTTTAGTAATTTTTTGTTTTACAGTAACAGTGTCATCTTTGAACTCATAGGTTAAACCATAAGTGCTATGACCATCGGGTTTTTCGGGTAATCTTTCTGCAGTAAATATACCTTGAGTTGCTCTAACTTGCAGGTCATCATTATCATTAGCAGACTTTGTTAAGTCTGCAAAAATTACTTGTCCTTTTTTTCCTTTAATTTCTTTTGGTTTTCTTCCAAGACCAGAAACAAGACCCTGTTCAGTGCCCCCTCCTCTGAATGATGCAGTGGAAGTAACTTTGTATTTGGTATTTTTCTTTACTCTCTTTGTTACTCCATCTGTGGTTTTACCGGCGCCTGGGGGTGATGCCAAATAATTTCTAGCTCTAAAAGCAAACTTATGTGACCCATCTTCAGCAGTGAAGATAAATGCTAAACCGGAATTAAGGTGTTCATCAGTTTTTCCAAGTTGAGTATAAACCTGAAAATCAATATCAATAAAATCTGTATTTGATGTTTCGATTGAATCTTTTGTTAAGAGATTTGCCCACTCTGGGTGCTTAACATTATGTACTACTCTAGTTGATTTATCATTAAATGTAACATTCAATGGAATCTCTTTTCTTGTATGCCACCAGGGATTTTTAAATTCTTTTAGAAAATCTTGATATTTTTGTATCTCTAATCTAATCGGATCGTCTTGAAAATTAGCAAACAGTGTAGGATCCCACTCACCAACGATCTCACCATTAACTCCAAACCTATTTCCATATCCTGTAAAACCTGCAGGACCATTGTCAGGATTAAAATCATATATCTCAAAATCTTCTTCAGTATCATACTCTTCAAGGATGGTGGTGGTGGTTATTCCAATCTCAGAGACTGCCACTGCACCAGCAGCAATTCTTTCTGGATCAATTATACTAACCTTTGGTGGATACTTATATCCAAATCCACCATGAGTAACAAGAGCATCTAATATAGATCCATCGTCACCAATTACGGGAACTGCTCTAGCACCAACTCCTGCACCACCACTAAGCACAATAACTGGATTATCTTTAATTGGAGCCGTACCTCCAGTACCACCTCCAATATCAGTGCCACCTCCATCTCCAGTGCCAGTGCCAGTACCACCAGTGCCACCACCAGTGCCACCACCAGTGCCACCACCAGTGCCAGTACCCCCAGTGCCACCCGCAAGATCTGTAGGATCTAATCCTTTTATACCATCACAAGTTCCTTCTGCTGCATTTTTTGAAGGTAAAATATCCCTAGGACTAAGGTTGTTGACCTCATTGATATTTAAATATCTTGTCGAATCTCTAGTTTCAAGAATAAACTGGGTTCCTGGATTTTTAAACGCATGTTCATTTGCCTCCAAGACACTGAGTCCTTGAACATAACCCCGAGTGGTGGAGATATATCCAACTCTAATATCTTTTTTGGTAGTAGCAGCAAAAAGATCGAATGACATTATTGATTATACTGTGCTATTCCTTCATGTGATAATATTTATTACGATCAATAGATGTCTAATGCATCATCATCAATTGGTTTATTATCCTTAGAATCTTGAAGTGCTTGATCAAGTTCAGCTGATACTTCCGCCTCAGAAGCACCACCATAAGCTTGAGTAGGAGCATCAGCAACTCCCTTGGGAACTTCGGCAAAGGGAGTTGATTGTGTTGGTTCTGTTACGGTTGCAGTTCCTACACCTTCAGCAACAGAAGCAACACTGGGAGTTTGTGCGGGGGCTGCAGAATCACCACCACTACAAAAAGTATAAAAGTCTGATACTGCTGCATTTGGATCTAACTCACAACCAAAAACATTTAATTTTATATTAGCAAATGATAATGCACCTGCCATGCCTCCAGAAATATCTGGAATTAAATTTTGAATATCACTTAAACTATTCAATGTATCTGAAACATCTGAAATAGAACCACTAACTCCAGCTAAAGTTGATGTAACATCTTCAAGGTAAGTGTTCATATTATCAATTATATTGTTATTAGCACTATCTATTTGGTCTTTCTTTCCGGCTATGACTTGACTAACTAAATCTTCTGCATAACATATGGAAACTTGTGGATTTGTTTTTGCTCCATTCAAATTGCCATTATCGTCAATTCCAGCACTTGCTCTATCGTTAGCTTCTTTTTCAAGTTTGTCTGGTTTAATAGCATCGGTCAATGCTCCAGCGATTGTATCGCACATGCCATCAAACATTTTATTATAGAGGCAAAGAATAAGTTCAGTGAGAATTTCTTTCATATCACCAAACTGATATCTTAAACTAGATGGCAGTGCTGCAACAACAGCATTCATTGCTTTATTTAAAATCTTCAGAGCATATTCCATGATCTTATCAAATATTACTTTCATATACTTTGCAATTTCACATGCAAAACTCTTAATAAGATTTTTTATGTCATTGATGGTGCTAGAAACTGCATCAACATAACTCTGCAATGCTTGTAAATATTTGTCAAGTTTTCTTGTTAAATTTTCAATGGCAGTTTGAATTCCTTTCATAGCTGACCCGACAATATCATCAGGTTTCATCATTACTATCTTTTCATCACACTTTTCTTGTCTTTTTACATCTCCAGCAGTGATATGATGAACAGATTCATTCTCTAGAGTTGCACCTGGTTGTGGTTCAGCACCCGGACCAGCTTCTGCAGCATCTTCTTGGGCTTGTTGTTGCTCTGCTTGTTGTTGCTCTGATGCGACCTCAGCTTGCATCGATGCTGGAAGTTCTCCAGTTTTACCAATCTGTTTTTCCTCCTCAATCATTTGGAGAACTTCTGGATCTGTTACTTTATCTCCTGGTTGTCCTAAATCTCTTACTGGATTACTTGATGTCATTGTCTTACCCTCCTCACAGTGTCACCACCTCTACCACCTTGCCCTCTTCTCCTGGAGGGTTGTTTGATTACTTTATCTTGGTCAGGTGTGACTTCTGAAGCATTTCCTTTTGATTTTGATCCTGTAGAATAACCACTTTTTGCAATGCTACCTGCTTGTGCATTGGTAACTGCACTGTCTCCTATCACTTGACTGAGTTGTGTTTGAGAATTGTTACCCAAGACTCCCATGATAACAGGAACCTGTTGATCTTGACCGTCAAGAAAGAATCCGAACACCATGTTTCCCTGACGAAGTTGTGATGATGCTCCACTATTAGTTTGAAATCCACCTGCGGTAACAGGGTACATGATGTTAGCCCAAGGTAACTGATCAGAGGGAATTTCATTTTCTCCCTGATCATGAAGTCCTATAATTCTTACTTTATATCTTTTACCCCATCCAGGAACACTGTTTGAATCCTCATAATTTCCTGAATTGATATTATCTCTCCAAGTGGAATCGTCAGCAATCTGACCGACCCACCATAAAAAAGTTGATCCAAGAAATCCTGGATTAAATAGTGTTCCTCCTTCCATCAGTCGTCGTACACCAAACACTCAGGTTCTGAAGGGTTTTGATCACAATAAAGTTCCAAGTATGTAGGATCGTGATGGTCTCCTGCCTCTATCTCTTTTTTATGATGCTCTGCATATTCTTCCAACTCATGCAACTCGCCCTCAATGTGACGACGCATTTGTGGATTAGTTGTTGGATCTTGAAGGATCTCTTTGTCCTTCTCGATATGCTTTTCGATACTTTCCATTAGTACTAACTGCTTGCTTTAGGTTTTCTTCCAAAGGAATCTCTTGCCAAATTACATTTAGTGAATGTTCCTTTTGCTGTGACTTGATGACAAATATCCGTTATAATATATAGACCACCATCTTGATAATCTACTTCTCCGGTTTTTTCTGTCTCAAGTCCAGGTGAATCCATGTAGATAGTATCACCTGCATGTAGTGAAAAATTGCCAGCAATTGTGATGCTTGCTCTCATGGAATACAATTGATTGTATCTCATGATTGATGGGTTTGCAATTTGACCATACTCAAAGTTTTCATCTGTTGACTTGGAAATTTGTTGATCAGAATTACCACTCGGTGCAGTTCCTTTGTCCAATAAGTAATATTGTGTTCTAGAATAATCTTCATTTGTCCCTGGAATATCAAATTCCTTATTACGATATTTTCCTCCTAGATATAAATTTTTACCACCTTTCTTGAGGGAATCCTCCATGCCATTTTCTGAAGTGATTGGTGCTTTTACTTCATAATAGCATGTGAATGGATCAAATAGAACAACTCTATTTGAATAAGTACCCATCTTCAGTTTCTCTTGAACATTTACGTTAACCATTTTTGTTAAATCTAAAACTTTTTGATCATAACCCTCAGGTAATTGATTATTAATATCTGGAGTTTCATTATAAATTAATTTCAATTTTGGTTCTTGTTCTAGAAGTCCATCGATTGATTTAAAGAAGAATCCATCAGCAGTTTCATAGAAAAAATAACCTGCACTTTTTCCAAGACTTTGAGATTTTGCTGATACTGCTTTTCTTGCTAACCAACTTATAGTATAGAAAGATTTTTTGTTATTCCCAAAAAAATTATATTCATTAATACTATCTTCAACATTAACTTTTTTTTCTGTCTTGAGTTTAGATGACATAATATCTTTGACATGATCAGAAATTTTTCCATCATATCTTTTGTTTATTCTAATCTTCTCATTAAGAATATATTCTTTTGAAACCAAATCAATAATGATAATTGACTTTTGAGTTTGACTATCTACAGGAGTTATTTTGTTAACATACAGAATCAACTCTGGTTTATCACCAATTAAATTTTCATTATTGTCTTTAAATTTTATTTTTACTTTTTCTTGTCCCACTAAAGGTAAACCCTCAATCACACTTTTATCGTTAATACTATTACCACTATCAACAAAAGTAATTGACATTTTAATGGTGTCACTCATAATACTTTCAACGTACCTCATAGAGGTCATACCATTTATTATACTTACACTGGTTGCTCCATTATCAACGTTAGAAAATATGTCTATCTGCTCTACGATACCAGGATCTGCAGTTTTAGTAAATACTTTTTGTGCCATTTAATATTACCTCTTGATACTATTTAACCCTGGAATTCTAGGAACTCAAAAGATGAGTGACTCATCTTAGGAATATATGCCTCCCCACCCGTCTGTTCACTCTGATACATCTGTTGTGGTTGTTGCTCTGGTTCTTGGATCATAATGTTTTGAGTTGCACCTAACTCATACGAAGCATAATCTTTAATTGCTTTAAGAATTCCTTCTTTACCTGATGCCTTGTTAATACCAAGTAAAAGATTTCTTGCTGGATTTGTACTATCAACGTCAATAACCATCTCACCAGATTTCAAGAGTGCTGGCACTTCACCAGAACCACCAACTAGACCACCTTTGTGGAACTCAACGTGGAAGTGATTGTGGTGAGCACGATCAGCAAAACTACTAGCAGCCTTTGGAGAGAATGATTCACCACGTCCATGAATAACCTGTGGAACATATGGATCTACATGTAGACCATACTTGTGCAAGAACTTTGAGATATGTGGCCAAAGGTTCTTTTGGTCCTGTGTATATGAACCTGATGTCGCACTGTTTGCACCAAGGTCAAGAGCAACACCTCTGTGGTGACCTGTTCCACGGTGTTTAGCAACAACACCACCATGATCTGGGTGTTCCATTTGTTCTGTTCTTCCAGCTTGTGGATCACCATAGTCACCAATACCTTTACCTCTACCTGCACCAACTGTCTTCAGATAGTGACCAAGACCAGATGCATAAATTTGTTGAGAACTACCTCTTGTTTTTATTTGAGGGAAATCTTTCAGAAGTCTTTGTGCAGCTTCACTTCCTTTACCCTGCTGTACTGGTTCTTGTTGTCCCGATTGTTGTCCCGATTTACCAGTAAAGAGACCAGCTGGATCCCACCATTCCTTTTCTTGTTCTGATTGTTCTGGTTGAACGTTGGGTGTAGCAGGTGTATTTTGACCCACTTGTCCCGATTCAATTTTCTTTTTGTACTCCTGATAATATTTTCTTTTCTTATCCCAACTAGTTTGCGATCCACCAACTGTTCTCAAAGCACTTTCTATGTCGTCAACACCTTGTCCGTACTTCTGTGCTCTTATCATGAAACCTACTGCTGCTTCTGCAGAAACAGTGGGATTGTTCAGTATTTGTAATGGATCTCCTTCAAGATCTCTACCAATAATTTTTCCAATGTCTCTGTAATTTGAACGACCGGTCAGTTGAATGTGACCTCTTCCAATATATCGATATCCATCATCGGGTTTTTCATTCATAACAACATACTTTGGTTGATACACATGATTAAAGAATGCTTCCTTTCCGGCATCAATCAACTGTTGTGCATGTGCTCTATCTCTAAGTCTATCGCGGAAAATTTTGTATGCATTATCAGCATCAATATACATGTCTTCTTCTTTCGCCTGGAAATTTGACTCTCCTTTGACAATTGCCATCAGAACGGCAGGATCACCAGTATACTTGTACTTCTTCATAGCATCCAAAAGATGCTGCTCACCAATCTGTGCTCCCTTCATACTTCCAGAGAATGGAGTACCTGAAGATGTTGTTCCAGTTCCAGGAGTTGTTCCAGTTCCAGGAGTTGTTCCAGTTCCAGGTGTTGTTCCAGTTCCAAGAGTTGTTCCAGGTCCCAGTTTAGGATTAAAGTCTCTAGTTCCCTCTTTTTTCATGAAGGTACTGAAACTCTTTTCAGCCCACATAGAAAGGTCCATAGCATTAGATGAACTCTCTACTTCACCACCTTCATTATAAGCAAACATTCCTTGTTTGATTTCATTTGCACCTATTCCATCATTTACAAGGAGGTTTAATCCCATTCCAACACTCTTAAAGTCTTTTTGATCCGGTCTTCCTCCTAAAATAATTTTAGAAGTAACTCTTAAAATAGGTCCAAAGTAATCATTCTCCCCTAACTTATTACCAACCTCCCTTGTTTTTTCAGCAAGTAATTGTCCAGATGGATCTAACTTCGACTCTTTACCTGTTCCTGCCCATCCAAGAAAATCCCACCAAGCTCTTCCTTTATTTTCTTTTGCTTTTTCATCATCACCTTTCCTCGTCATCGCAGGTAAATCTTTCAATGTAGTTCTTGGTGGTTTCGTAAGAACTAATCTTTTTCTTTTTATTGATCGTTTTGCTTTTCCTTTTGATCCCTTAACCTTACCACCCTCAGAATAATTTTTCATCATCTCTGCTTGAGCTTCCTTGTCACCAAAGATGTTTCCAAGATCTCCTTTCTTGAAAAATTGTCCTACCAATCCAAGAGTCATCACATTATACAACTCTCTTAAACTTTCACGTACTCTGGCGTCAAACTTAGCAAGATTTTTTCTTTGTCTTTTCATTCCTTCGGTGTCACCCGTAAGGCTCATAATACCAAAAAGAGCTAATTCAACTGCATATCTAAATGGAGCTCCAACAAGATCTAAAGCATTACCAAAGAACTGCAACAAAAAGTTATTACCTTTAGCAAGTAGCAAACCAGCACCAAGAAAATATTTCAAAGGGTTGAACCAACTAACCCCATCAAACGCTTTTTGAGCATTTTCCTCATTTTTTTTACCAAGTTTCCTTATTTGAAAAACACCCTCTCCAAGAGCAGATGAAAGCAGTCCTGCACCAGCAACGATAGCAATAACAGCTCCAAGACCAAGACCACCCGCAGTTCCAGCAGTTGCGGTGGCACCACCACCAGCTGTAGTGCCAGTAGCAGCAGCGGCAGCGGCAGTTCCCTTTGCTGCAGCAGCACCTTTAGCAGCAGCAGCACCTTTAGCAGCAGTGGCACCTTTAATAGCACCCTTCCCTTTTATAAAATCTAAGAGTCCAGGTCCACCATCACTACCAGTAGCAGCAGTTATTGCAGCATCCAGGGTAGCTGCGGTTACTAATGTAAATGCAACGTTGACGAGACTTAATGCCTTATCAAAGTTCTCTGCTAATGCATTACCTCCTATTGTTTTTAAGAATCCTCGCGTAGCATCATATGCATTATACCCAAACTCAACCATTGTACCAAAAGCATTGACTAATGCTATTCCAACATCCGATAAAAATGTGGTGATTCCATCAATAGCCTTTACAATTCCAACTAACATAGGAGCAAAGTCCACCATCTTAGTTAAGAAGATTGAAAGTATAATATTACTAATGAATCTCTTAATCCATCCAAAGACCCCTAGTTTTGGAACAGATGGCATCTTTAATTTTTTCTCTGGTTTTTTATCTTTAGTCTCTAATTTCTGTTCTTGATTTTTTCTAGCATCATCTTTATCGTCTTGCTTCTTCTGTTTTAAATTAAAAACATCTGCTGCATATACGTTAAGTACAATACCCTCAATTGCTAAAAGTTTTTCACTAATAATAGCAAGATAATCATCCTTCACAACCTTGCTAGTGGAAACCTGTTTAATAGGTGCTAATGCTGCTACGGGAGATTTAACTAAAGCACCACCTTTTTTCTGTGGTGATTGTTGCCCCTCACCCTCTACTCCCTTCACTGCATCAGGGGTTACTTTAGTTTTCTTACCTTTGATAAAGTTTGTGGCAGCACCTTTTGCAGCACGTTTTACTAGTCCACCACCCATTGATCTCATTCCTGCCCCTAATAATGCTGGTAACATATCTTATCTCCTTAGAACCATGCTGGAATACCAAAGATATTAAACTTGGATTTATCTCCATTACCAGCACTAATGTTTGGAGTAACGGATCCTCCACGATCAGTCATTGGGTTTGATGAGTTATTACTACTTGATGGTAATTTAGTAATATTAACAGGAGAATTCTGCGGTGGAGGTGGAGCAGAAACTTTTGGTTGTTGAGTTGGTGCGAAACTAAGTTTCTTTTTAGTTTCCTCTACCTTTGCAGCTGCTGCAACTTTAGGATCTTTCAGCGCCTCTGTATAATTTTTATAATATTGTCCTGTAGTAGATGAGTAGTATGCATCCTTACCACCCATTAGCATAGCCATCGTTGATTGTCTCTTCTGCTGCATTTTCTTTGCACCAGCAGCAACAGCAGGATCTTTCAGTGCTGCAGCATAGTTAGCGTAAGTTTTGCCAGTGGTGCTGGAATAATACTTACCTTTCGATGCAGCATATGCCTGGTTGTTTTTGATCTGCTGAGCAGTGAGTTTTGGTTTTTCGGGTGTTTTTTTATCAGTTCCCATCAAAGATTCTGGGGGTATTTTACTTCCCCCAAAATCAGAACCTCTGCCTGACATGAAAGGCAAATCTCTCTCACCACCAAGAACTGTATCAACTTCACCTGAACTTTTAAATGGATTCAATAAGTAGAGTGCTTGGAGTGATTGCTGAAGATCATACTTCTTCGCCTCTTCACCAGTGATCGCACTCTTCACTCCACGATATAAACTTCCAATTTTAAGAGGAAGTCCACTCATCGCGATGTCTGCAACTTCTAAGTGAGTTGCTTTACGTTTTTTATTTGGGTCATTTTCATCCTTCTTCTCAAACCAATCAAAATCATACTTATCTTCAACACGATATCCACCACCTTCTTCTTCACTTCTTTTCTTAGCCCAAAACTGTCCGAAAATTCTCCTAGCATTATCAGCAGATTCTGTCATATTTTTTGGATCATTACCATCAAAGTAATCTTGATACTTCACTTGTATCTTTCCTTCTTCTAGTTTTTGCAAGAAGCTTCTTTCAATAGCTAACGCTCTTCTCCCTTCTTCGGAGGTTTCATATCCTTGTGCAACATATCGTGCTACCTTTGCTCGTTGCGTTTCTAATACATTTTTCTGTCTCTTTTTTGCTCTTTCGACTGCGAGCAACAATTGTTTTTCAGATTCTTCTCCAAAATCTGCTTCGGTTATTGGTTTAGAAGTGCCCAACATTTGACTAAGATATATCAATCCAGAATCTAAAAATGTCTGTCCTCCAGGTCCGGTTAAGTTTTCAATAAACCCTTTTTCATTACTACCAACTCTCTCACCAGGACTCTCTGGAATCAGAGGTTCTTTTGGTCTTGATTTAGGTGGTTTAGGTTGTGATTTAGGTGGTTTAGGTTGTGATTTAGGTGGTTTAGGTGGTTTAGGTTGTGATTTGGGATCGGGTGTGCGTGTGGAATCAGGTGTGGAATCAGGTTTTGAATCTTTACCTCTTCCTGGGAGTCTTACTCTTCCTCCAGTGCTTTGACCGAGTATTCTATCAATCGCTCCAAGGGGATTACTCAATAAAGATCCAGTATCATACCCACCTTGAGGGCTTCCAGTTCCAGCACCACGTCCTCTTTTTCTTCTATTTCTATCTTCTGGAAATATGCCTCTATTCTGAAAATCTTCATCAGAAAGATATGCATTAGGATCATTAAAAAATGCTCTTCTAGCTTTGATGCCAGTCGGATCAAGAAGACTATCACGAAGTGATCTGACTTTTGCCTGATTAGTTAAAGCATCAAGTCCACCACCACCGCCACCCAATTGAGGGAACCCAATCAATCCACCAGGACCTCCAGCACCACGTCCTCTATTCTTAAAATCCTCATCAGTAAGATAATTTTGTGGATCGTTAAATTGTTTCTTCTTAAAGTTAAACAAAAAAGGATCACTGAGAACTGAACCAATCGTTCTTGCTTTTGCTTGTGAAGTTAAAGCATTAGTACCACCACCACCTCCACCCATGCCGGGTAGACCAACCATTCCA